CGCGCGTTGAGTTCGGTTACAAACTCCGCCGGCGTGGGAAACGTCAAAGTCAAGCCTTCTAGGTCTCCGTGTGGAATACCCTTGGCTAGATTCTCTTTGGATACCTGCGCGCCCTCAAGGGTTGCCGCAGGAATAACCGTGCGTTTACGCTTGCCCTTTTTGGTGGGGTGTTCTACGAGGGCCGCTTTGCCCTGGCGTTCTACAATATCAACATCTGTCATCATAAACCTGCCTTTTTTGCACTCTTAACCAGATAAGGTTCAACGATTTTCTGTGCATCCTTTTGTACATCATCTTTGATGGCTTTGTCTGCTTCACGGGCTTCTGTACCTGGATGCTGTACGGCTTTGCTAAATACTAACGGGCCAGATGAACCGCCGCCCCGTGATGAAAAAGAACCCGGCTTAGTCTTGGCACTATAGCCAGACTGAAATACTAAAACCTTTGCATTACGTGGCCTTATCTCGTGTGGTTTTGTGCCATTGTTAACGTAAAACAGAATATCGTCACTAGCAAAAATCTTGCGATAGCCTTTGCGCTCTTCGATACTAAATTCAGGTTGGTTATTCCACGTTTTGACAAACTCACCAAAGTCTTGATTGATTTCGGCGGCCAGTTCATCGAGCGCCGCCTCAATACCCGCCTTAATTACGTTTAGCTTCAGCGGTGGCGGTATTATCGCTTTCCATTGAACTACCATCGCGTGTCACCTCATCCAGTTCTAACAGTTGCGCCGCGTGCCTTTGGTCAACAAAGTATTCGCCAACACGCGAAAAATCATAATGTACCCCGTCAACCTCCAACAGCAGCGGTGTTTTGTTCACGTATACCGTAGCGAAGCCCAGCGCGCCGGGAAGCATCATCTTTGCCGCCCTTGCGCCGCGTGGTCTTGGACTGCAACCACACGCCATTAACCGCCCCGCCGACGCTTCTCGCGGTTGATAATGATTTGTTCTTTATTAAACACGGTCAAGCCCTGTTCAATCGTGCCGAATGCCGGGTATTCGCTGCCGGTGTAGCCGTCGCAGACTTCAATCTTGCCGGAGCGAATCATTGAAAGCTGGTTATCACTCCACTCAAGGTAGGTGCGCCGTACCTCATCGGTGATAAGTGGGCGTTGACAGGGGCAAGTATGAAAAGCCCCGGTTTCGATGATGTTGATTTTAGTCAACAACCCCTCGTCACCGGTGGCCCAGCTTGCCAGCGTGCAATCGCAAGCCCCTACCGCACCACGCGCGGCGTGAATGTTGCCGCTTGTGATGTCAAGGTAATGATTGATTGTGGCGATTTCCTCAGCCGCTAGCGTGGCGATACGGTAAGCGTCTGCATTTGCCCACGTAACACCGGTTGCGGTGATGGTCGTCTGCGTAACCGCCGTTACCACTCCGTTTGTACCCTGCGTGGTGTTGTAGAGCACCATCCCCTCGTTCGCTTTGACGCCACGATTCACGAAGTTGGCGAACGTGTCATCGAGCGCGGCGTCTACTGGCCCGGCTCCGGCGTGCGTCCCCTGTAACAGATTGGACGCACACCAAAAAGCTGCGAATTGCCAGGCTTGGGCATACCGGCCAGCGCAGGTCATCGCGCCTTGACCTTATCCTTTTCAGCTTTCTTCAGCCCGACAGCGTCAACTTTGCCTTTGTCGGCTTTGATTTTGCGCGGGGTATCAAGCCCTGCGGCAATCAACAGTTCTGCATCGACGGTCTCTATGTTGTAGTAACGTGCAAGTTTTCGCGCTTTATTCATAGTGCTTCCTTATGTAGGATTGGTCACGCTTGGACCATCCATACAGTAGTTTTGAATCCAGCTATCCGTCGCGGCGGCTGTACAGAAATCGTCATAGTCGCCATTTGCGGGCACCGGCAAGAGACAGGAGAGCGTGTTATGATGTACGATGTTGTCATCGCCGCCGGTGGTATCTATGCCCTCGTTGGTAGCCGCTGCCGCGCCTTGGGCGTTGGCGTTGAATATTGTATTGCGGTATACCTCGTTGTTATCGGAGCCGCCCAAAAGCGCGATGGCCGCCGTGCCAACGTCGGTGAAATAGTTGTCGTGGATTTTATTGTATGCCGTAGCACTTCCGCCCACGTCGGCCCATATTCCGTATAGGTCGCATTCCTGGAAAAAGCAGCCGTAGATCTTGCTAAACCAGGAGAATTCCAGTTGGATAGCCGTGTCAATTTCGTCATCAAAATGACAGTCGCAGATTGTCACGTTTTCACCGAATAGCGTTGTGCCATCCCATTCCACTACGATGCCATCGGCGGCGGCTCCGTTGCCGAAGAAACAAAACCCGCTCACTATCACATCCAGAGCGTGAATAGTCAGACACGCTTCACCTGCCGCTGCCGGTTGCCAATAAACACCCAGGGAGCCGATACCGACACCAACCAGCTTAATTCCTGGCTTGGTTGCCGGGATCACAACGGTCTCGACGATGGGATTAGACGTTCCGCCACCATACACCCAGCCGTCATTACTCAGAACGTAGATGGTGTCACCCTTGTACGCGCGGCAATTGGTAACGGCCTGCGCGATGGTAAGCAATGGATAGCCGGGGTCTTCGCCGGTGTTTGAGTCGCTGCTCAGGGTATTATTCGGGTCAACGTAAAAGATCCGGCTATCCGCTTGTACATTGCGCGTTTCACGCCGTACGCCCAAAAAACCCCACGGCTGATCGACGGCTGCAAGTTGTCCTCTATCACCACCCATAGTTCACCTCACTTGCCGCTTTTTTTCGCGACAGTCTTTTTCGGCTTTTTTTTGACGACCACGGCCATACGCGCGCGCCGCTCATCGTGTTTTGCCTTTAGTAGCTTACCAAGTGCGGCGTTGAAGGCTTTAGCGTTACCCTTTAGATCGTTTAGCTCTGAAAACATAACCATATCTCCTTATGTACCGACCAGCTCGATAGCACCAACACCGTTGTTGTTTACGTGGTTGTTGATTGTCATATTTGCATCGGCGTGGTTAATGGCGTCAACCGCCACGATTCGATTGTCATCACAGTACAAGTCGCCTACAACGCTGTCGTCTATACCAGTCGTCAATAGTGCGCCGCTGCCACCGTTCCAGATTTTGTTACGCTCTGCAACGGAGCCGCCGCATAGGGCAGCGCCAGAAAGGTCAATTCCCGTTGTAGCTGCTTTGATTAAACAATCCTGAATCAGACAATCGAAAAAGTCACCGGTAGAGCGAATGCCTATGGTGAGTGGATTGGTATTGTATGCAAAGTTGCAGTTGATGATTTTACTACCACCCGCGTCGGTAGTGTCAATGCCGACAGTTGCCAGTCCTGGGTTGCCATCAACGATCATACATCTATCGACGATGCAACTGTTCATCACGGCAAAGTCAAGAATTGGAACGGCGGTATTACAGGTGAAGCGGATATTGTAAAGATACATCGCCAAGCCAGTACCCGCGAGCGGTGAGCCTGTCGCCGGTTCTACGTTCACGCACACGTCGCCGCCAGTTGCTAGTCCGGTTCCTATGATGCGGGCATAGAACGCTGGCGTCAAGTTTTCGGCATACACGCCAGGCGCAACCCAAATGGTATTAAAATCTTCGTATGGCGGCGTGAGTGCCCAGTCAATCAACGCATTACTGGCAGTGATAGCCGCCTGAATTGTAGCAAGCGGCGCGTATGGGTCCGTACCAACATTGTTATCGCTGGCATTGGCGTGATTTCCATTAACATAGTAGTTTAGCGCGGTGTCACCTGCTGTTTTTCCGTGACGCGCCGTTCCCCTAATACCCCAAATTGCCTCTTGGTCTGGTAGGATTCCAGGATTTACGGCAAGTCCATATATTGAATTCATAGATCACCCCTTTTAATGGTGTGTGCTGCGTTTCCACCCAGGTCGCGTGCTGATAACCTGCGGCGTTGCCTCATAAGCCGCAATCATTGCCAGCGCGTCCTCGTAGCGTTCCAACGGCCACGTCTGCGGGTCAGCTTTGCGCTCCTTGATGATGGCCTTTGCGGTTTCGATGGTCATTTTGTAACCTGCCATCAAAAGCGCCTCAAGTTGTTTAGTCTTTGGTTTGACCATCGGCTGTGCCGTAGCGAGTGCCGCGATTTTCTCTTGAGAGGTTGCGCCCTGCACCCTACCAAGCAGCGCTTGACGCAACTCCTCAAGTTCATTCAGCTTTTGTTCGATTTCGTGTAGTTCCATTTGTTCCCTCCCCTTGTTATGGCGTAGTACCGGAGCTGTAGTAAATACCCCGGAAGTCGGTCACTCCGACATACGTTGCATTATCCCAACCGCCAATGATGTCCTCGACCATGTACTCGATGTTGCCGGTGGCAAAGTCGCCCATCATAAACGCCTGATTTGGGACGCCGCCGATAGCCATCTCAATGTCGCTACGCTTTTTGAACACGCGCGGACCATCCCAACCTTGCAAGCGGGCCACTGTGATAGTGGGCACTTCTGTCGGGTCGGCTACGAGATACCAGGGCACGTTAGGAACTGCGAAACCGATGTAGGGGTCGACCCGCACGCCGGAGACGAATTCCATCAAAACATTTCCGCCAGCCCCACCGTAAGAAAGCAGGTCTTTGAGAATGTCGGCTGCTTGGATTTGCAAAATCTTGGGGATAACCAGCCACACCTTGTTGATGTTCATCTGGTTACCGTTAACGTCCACCCGCTGCATCATTGCGTTCAGGCCAATTGCGAGGTTGGCAGCGGTCAGGCGGCCCGTGCCACCGTAGACCGCACCCAGCGCAATTAAGGCGGCTTGGGTCGTGGCATTGTCGTACAGCGCCGACACCCACGCATCCAGCCAGCGATTAGCAGCGTTCGCCATCCGCTGGGGTATTTCCTTGATTTTTCCCAGGTCGTCATTGACGATCGCCTGCCAACTTACATCGAATTGCCGTGAGTACGGCTCAACTCCATAGTTAACTTCGGTTTCGGTGATGTATGTCGCGGCTGCCTGTTGTTTCTCGCGCCGCTTGTACAACGTCCCCGGTTCGCTCATACGGAAGCGGGCCACGTCGCGGAAGTCCGGCGTGGTATCTGGATAGGTGTAATCTTTCCAGCTACCCGCGCCATACGCATAATCGGCATAGAAAGCCCGGCTGATTGCGTCCGCGAAATACGATGAGAAATGCGCCGTGGTCAATACCTCAGCCAAGTCGCCGTATTCGCCACGCAAATACAAATCCTTGCCGCGCGTTCCAAGTTCACTCAGGCCGCGAATTGTAGCCACGCCCCGTTCTCCGATGTCTTCAACCAACCACTCTGGCGGATTATGCTCACGCATTACGTCAGCGCGTTTGTTTTCATCGGTCAATCCCATTGAAGCCAAAGCGAATTCCGTTACCCATCTAGTTATTTGATACATATCATCACCTCCTAGAACCCGGCCCCGCGCTGCATAACTTGGCAGTTTTGAGTACTTGCCGTAATGCCGCCTAACGGGTACAAAGCTGCGGCCTCGCTATTGATACAGGCAATGACGCCCCACAGCGAGTTAGCAGCGCCAGTGTTATCCAGCGGTGAAGTGCTCAGGTACACACCGGCGGGCATCGTGGCGCTGTTGTCATAGTAGATGAGGTCGCCGACGTTAATCGCGCCCCAAGTTGCTTCCACCCCGCCACCATAGGTAAGCACATTGCGCACCTCAGTATTGATAATGAAGCCCGGTGCAACATTGACGATGGCGACAGAATCGCCCGCGTCAATAGATATAATCGTCCCGCCTAACTGCGTACCCGCCAGCAAACTTGTAAGTTCACAAGGATTGCTTTCTGTTGGCGTGGCATCGGTGAGACGCGCATAAGGCACGGCGATGGTAAATATCGGCCCGCTGCTGTGTTGATAGTCGTGGTTGATTGCTTCGGTCATTGTTAAAGCCTCCTATTTTAACCACTTAGAATTGACAGCGACTTGCGCCTCTACGATTTCCGCGCGTGTGCGCTTCCGGTTTGGCGTCTGCTGTTTTGGATTGGCGAACGGT